GTCGATGAAGGAGTACTACGCCGGGCGCGCGCGCGCCGCGGAGGATGGCGGGGAGACCGGGCGCGCATGGCGCGAGCTGACGAGTTCATGGGAGCAGATGACGACTGGGCGGGATACGGAGTCCCGACGCATCCGTGAGCAAAACGATCGCCTCGCGAGTATGTTGAAACGGCACCGAGCGATTCAGGAGTGGGTCGATACCCCGGCGGCGCAGTGGACCCAGACGGCCAGATCGTTCGAGGAGGCAAACCCGGCAATGCGCGAGCAGTACGTCGGCGAGATGAACCGGCTCGCGGATGCGATCAATAAGCTGGCGAAGCGTCCGATGGTCGCGAAAGTCACGATCGACGAAATCGGGAAAAGCTCGATCGCGCACGCGCAAGCCGAGGCGGATCGCGAGCTGTTCGAGGGCGGCATGTCCGTCCCTAGCTACTAGGAGGTCCCATGGCAGCCAACACCACGGGCGACGTAAGCGCCGATAACATCGCGCGGGCGAACATCTCCGCGATCGCGGGGCGACGACCGGACAAAGGCATCAAGGGTTGGATCCGAAACATGGACCTGTACCAGCGAGACCAGGAGGACTTCGAGGATACTTTGTCATTGATGTTCCGTCCGGAGTCCGTGCGCGAGGCGATCACCGTGCGCTACCAAGACCAGGGCGTGATCGGCATGTCGCATCAATATCAGACCTACGCGCACACCGAGTCGGTGCAGTTCCCGATGCGGATCTACGAAAACGCCTTGATGGCACTCAAGGAGTACAAGTCCAGCGGCGATTTTAGCGGCGATCTGCGGGACACGCCCGAGGGCGGAGCCAGCGAGATGCAGGTGTATAGCGACATGCTGGAGCAGCACCGGCGCTTCCTTGAGGCCCTCACGGTGCCCCCGCTGGGGGTGACCGGCGTGGTCGGTGGCGAGCCGCCAGCGTGCATCGTCAGCATTCCTGGGATCATGACCATCCGGGCGCGCGTGCAGTCGGTCAGCTTCGATTTTTCCCGATGTGACATCGACGGCAACTTGCGGGAGTGGTCGGCGGACGTGCTCTTCCAGGAGGCGCCCCTCGGGCGCGTGACCATGCAGGACGTGCTAACCAACGGCATGTCCCGTACGTGGGGGCTATGATGCTGAGTCCATTTTCACGATTCCTATACAACGTCGAGTACGAGGACGACAGCGGCCGTCACTGGCTCGGGGAGCCGGAGCCCTTCACCTACCGCAACGAGACGGACAACCGCTTCCACGTGGCCCGCGAGGGCGATACGTGGTGGGGGCTCGCGCACGTGTACTTCCCCAGCTTCCCCCGGGCGGGCGGCCTCTGGTGGATCCTGTGCGACTATCAACCCGAGCAGGTGGCCGATCCGACGATCGCGATCACGCCAGGCACGACGCTGGTTATTCCGAGCGAGCGCGTGATCCGCTCGAAGATCTACAACCCCGAACGACGATCGGAGCACTAGATGCCGTTTGCTGGGCCCCGCGTGATCTACCAGCTGATCGATTTCGACAAGGGGGACGAGCTGTGGGCGGAGACGCCGTTCGGCGAGAACTTGATCGACTCCTTCCGAGCGATAAACGAGCGGCTGATCTCGTTCTCCTTCAGCGACCATGAGCGCCAGAAAGATCGCCTGCTGCTCGGTTTCCACAACGCGGATTACGCCCTGCTCGATACGCCCCTGTTCACGCGCGGTCAAAAGTTCGCGGTGGTCTGGGGGTGGCCGGGGCGGATGGGGCCCTCGCGGCGGATGGTCGTCACCAAGGTCACGGGCGGCAACCCGCTGGTAGTGACCATGCACGACACGACCTCGATGCTCGACCGAAACAAGCAGCATCGCTTCATGGAAGACGTCACGGACAGCGAGTTCGTGCGCGAGGTGGCGCGGGTGCATGGGTATCAGGGGCCGACGCTGCATATCGAGGAGACCAGCGTCCGGCATGACGTCACGCAACCGCAATGGCGCACCGACGCTCGGCAGCTCTCCTGGCTCGCGCCGCGCAACGGGTTCGTGTTCTACATCGACGCGAGCGGGTTGCACTGGCATTCGCGTAACTGGCGCAACGAGCCGGTGCGCACCTACTTCTACCGCACCGACCCCGTGCAGGGGGCGATCCTTTCCGAGCCGAGAATCGAGGCCAACCTAACGCGCGGGGTATCGACGGTGCGCGTGCTGGCGCGGGATCCGATCACCAAGGAGTCGATCGACGTGTCCGTGGGGCCGAGTACCGCGGACTTCGTGGCGCTGGGCAGCGAGCGAGAAGATGCGCCGAGCGGGGACGCGGGCCTCCGTGCTGACCGGGTAACGCGTGAGGACGTGCGCTCGCTTGGGTTCATGACCCGGGCCGAGGCTGAGGCTGAGGCGCAGGCGCGGTATCGGGAAACCGCGCAGAACCGCTACAAGCTCGAGATGGAGATCATCGGGGACGCGCAGCTCGGAGCGAAGCAGCTGATCGAGCTGTACGGGGTAAGCGATACGACCGACGGCCTGTGGTATATCAAGGAGTTGGAGCACAAAATCGAAGGCGGCCAGTATACCTGCCTGCTGCGGGCGACCAAGGACACGCAGCGCGAGGTCAAGGCGACGGCCAAGGCGCAGCGCAACGCGCGCAAGAACGCCAACGCGAACGCCAATAAGGCGGCGTCGGCCGAATCAATCGCTGCCTACGAGCAGCTCAAGCAGATTCGCAAAAGTGCGACGATGCGCATCGGGCCGAACGGCGAGCCGCAGGTGGTCTGGTACTACGTCGACGACGAGCAGGTGACGAACGTCTTGACCCCGGGCGAATTACGCGACCTGGGGCTACGAGCGCAGGAGGCGATCGCGCGCGATGCCGCGTCGACACGTCTTCCGGACAGGTAGGCTAGGATGGAACGGACAGGGTTTGACGGTGACGGCTTCGAGGGCAACCTCATCTACGGGATTCACCAGGGCACGGTGGTTGACAACGTCGACCCCAAGGGCATGCCACGGGTGCGGGTGCGAGTGCCCGGCATCATCGACACAGCGAGCGCGTGGGCGCTGCCACGGGGAAGCGGCGCGAAGCACTGGGGCGTCAACGTGGTTCCCCCGATCGGGGCGGATGTTTACGTGCAGTTTCTTGGCGGGCGCATCGACCAACCGATCTGGGAGCCGGGGCCCCCGGGGCAAGACGAGGTGTTCCCCGAGTTCGCGGCGCCCGACGTGTCGGTTATGGGGCTCGGGCCGTTTCGGCTCATCGTGGATCGGCGGGAGGGCGAGAACACCGCGACCCTCGCGGCGGTCATGACCAACCCGGCGACGGGCAACGAGGAGCGCGTCGCGTCGATTCAGCTTGATGCGGACAACCTCTCGATCCAGATCACGGCGATCGGCGCGATCCAGGTGCAGGGCGAATCGCTGACCGACATCGACAGCGCGGGCGACGTACAGATCAAACAGCGCAAGATCGTGCTGGCCAACCGGCCGATCAACTGAGGTAGAACATGGGCGATTTTCCCAACGATGGGCTTTGTGTAACGCTTCCAGATCTGGCAACCCTGCCGGAACGGATCTGCTTGCCGGGCGGGATCTGCCTGGATTACGCGTGGGATAAGATCGGAGCCATTCCGGGGGCGGCGGATATGCAGCTGAATTTCATGTCCCAGATCGGTCCGGCGATGGCTCCGCTGCAACCGTTTTTTCAATTGCTCGAGACCGTCCTGGCGCTCTTCCGATGCGTCAAGGCGATTCCGGATGCGATCACATCGCTGGACCCGACGGAGCTGCTCAAGTGTTTGCCCGGTCTGGCGAAGGCGGTGGATCAGGTGCTCAAGCTGATTCCGCAGCTATCGATCCCGAAAATGGTGATCGCGATTATCAAGAACCTGGCGACGCTGATCCGTGGCGTTGCGACCGACGTTGCCTATTTAGAAAGCCAGGTGCAGCGCATCGCCGACATGGTGGACCGTGCGAGCGAGTGGAACAACTATCGCCTAAACGGGTTCCTGGTCTGCGCGCAGGACAACGCGGAGCGCTCCCTGGATTCGCTCGTCGAGGCGATGCAGGGGCTTGGCGCCATCGTGCTGACGGTCAACCTGTTTATGGGGTTGTTCGGTGGGCCCGAGGTGCCATGCTTCGGCGATCTGGTGTCGAGCGGCACCTCGTTTGACGTGCTGTCGACGCTACTGGAAAACCTCGCCGAGCTGCTCGACACGATCGCAAACTCGATCCCGGATCCCGATCTAGTGCTAACGCTCGCGCTCGGGGACCAGCGGTGCTAGGATGGAGGGGATATGCCTGTAACTGTTGAACCATTCGGGGCGGGTCTAATCGCCCCCTTTCAGCGAGATAACATCGGCGACGTTGCGAATAGCTCGGGCGCCGACGTGCTCAGCGCGGACATCGGCGAGTTGCTCGGGATTCAGGGGCCCACGCCAGGCACCCCCGGCGAGCTTGCGTGGCGCCCCGAGTTGGGGAGTCGCCTGCATACGTTGCGGCATCGAAAAATGCACAGTGAGCTGGTGCGGGCGACAGCGGAGCAAATGATCGTAAGCGTCATGAAGCAGTACGAGAACCGCGTCCGAATCACCTCGATCACGGTGACTCCGGTTGAGGAGACGCAATCTATGAGCCTGCGCATGACCTACGTACCTCTGGGGGTGGCGGCTCCCGAGGAGGGGACGGTGACCTTCGCGGTCCAGGAGTAATTATGACGCTACCAGCACCAATTGACTATGCCGACAAGGATTTTGATAGCCTGAGGTCGCGGCTGTTCAGTTTGATCCGCTCCGTGTTTCCGCGCTGGACCGACGACGCAGTGGCCAACTTCGGGAACGTGCTGATCGAATCGTTCGCCTATATCGGCGACGTGCTGATCTACTACCAGGACAAGCAGGCGCGGGAGTCCAGGTTCGCCTATACGACCCTGCGCAAGAACATGATCGCGCTGTGCAAGCTCATCAACTATCAACTTGAGGGCGCGACGGCGGCAAGCGCGGACGTGGTGGTGACCGTTACCAACGCGTCCCTGCTCACCGGCACGGTGTCACCGAGCGGCGGAGCGAGTACCCCGGTGATCGTGCGCACCGACGAGGTGACCGACCCCGTGCGCGGCGAGCTAACGGGGCCCGTTTCGTTCAACCTGGCGGCGGGGGAGACCTCGAAGACCTTCACCTGGCGGCACGTGCTGACTCAGCCGCGCTTTCAGGTGGCGAGTACCGGACGCGCGGATCAGTTCTACGAGCTGCCGATCACGCCCTTCCTCGATGAGTCCGAGGACGTGAGCACGACCGTCGACGGCGCCTATACGCGGGTGACGAGCTTTTTGAATAGCGGGCCGACGGATAAGCACTATCGCGTCCAAGTCGACCAGAACGATCGGGCCCGGGTGATCTTCGGGGACGGATCCAACGGCAAGATCCCCGAGGGCGACATCTACGTGGACTACAAGACCGGCGGCGGGCTGGTCGGAAACGTCGAACCCGGGGCGCTCAAGCGCATGGAGACAACCCTCGTTGACACCAACGGCGTTCCCGCTGTGGTGACGGTGACCAATGCGCTCGCGGCCACGGGCGGCGGTCCGCGCGAGGAGGTCGAGGCGGCACGCCAGAACGCCCCGGCGTCGCTGCGCGTGCTCAACCGTGCGGTGGCGCGCGAGGACTACGAGATCGTCGCAAACCAGGTGCCCGGGATCGGGCGATCTCTCATGCTGACCAGCAACGAGGACGCGACCGTCGGCGAGAACCGGGGCAAGCTGTACGTGATCCCAACCACGGGCGGCGATGCGAGCAGCGCGCTAGTCGGCGACGTGTACGGTGCCTTCGGCAAGGGCGGATACGCTTCGCCCCTACCGGACGGACAAACCTACGAGACGACAATCACCTTTCAACTGGAGGTGCTCACGGCCGCCTATCTGGAGGTCGACGTTTCCGCGACCGTGTATCTTACCGAGGGGCAGACGGCCAGCACGGTCAAGGCGGCCATCGAGGCCGCCCTGGAAGACTACTTCGATCCCATGCTGGCGGACGGTTCGGTGAATCCGAATATAGATTTCGGATATAATTACAAGGACAGCACCGGGGACCCGGCGGGCGAGCTGTCGTGGTCCGACATCTTCAACGTGATCCGCGACGTCGCGGGCGTGCGCAAGGTGGATCAGGGGATGACGCTAAACGGGTCAGTGGACGACGTGGTGCTGCCAAACTGGCAGTTTCCCGCGCTGGGGACGGTCACGCTGTACAACGGCGACACCGGCGGCACGCTATAGGAGGCGATCGTGGCGTTTGATAACAGCAGCTTCGAGACGGCGGACGCGAGCGGGATTCCGGGCGAGGCCGAGGACTGGGTCTGGTCGTCTGTGCAAGCTGGGGCGGAGTGGGCGGAGTTTAACACGGTGGCTCCGCACCTGGCCTATCAGCGCGGGCGCGACGGCTTCGAGGCTGGGTTCGCGGTGCCGTGGGCGTGGGATTACAGCAACGCAGCGGCGCGTCTGGCGGCCGTTGGGTTCACCCCTAGCGACGTAGGCGGCTTCGCGATTCAACGCAGCGACAACACGCTGTGGCTCCTGACAGACGATTTTCCAATCACATGGGAGCAACTCACGACCGGGTGGAACCAAGACTGGGTGCCCGTGCTGCTCTCGGCGATCATCGGGGCGGCGGAGTTCCAGGGCGCACCGGATCCGCTGGAGATCATGTTCGAGCAGTGGAACCAGTGCGTCGAGGACCACGACGGGGACACTTACATCGGGCCCCCATGGATACACACGGAGGATAACCTCGTCGCGCATGGCTGGGAGGGGTGGTTTGACGAGGCGCACGGATCGGCGCTGTACTTGATCCAACAGGAGCGCTTCGACGAGGCGTGGGGGACTGGCGTGTTCGATACCGTGGGCGCAAGCTGGTTCGGGGGACAAGCGCCATCGGGCGTCCTGCGCGGCGCGGCGCTAACGTTCCCGGTGACCATTCACCCAGCGCGCAACCTTTTGCACGTTTATCGCGAGGGTAACGATGCGGTGGTGGAGCTGGCGATTACCCCGGGGATGTACGCAACGGCGGCGGCGCTGGCGGCCGAGATCCAATCCCTCTGGGCGGCGGCGAGTCCGGCGGCGATCGTCGAGTGGTCCGCATGGACCGGCGGCGAGGAGGCGGGGCTTCAGCTCGGCTGGGATGGTAGTTCGACGGGCAGCGAAAACGTTATGCTCGGCATCGCCGAGGAGCACCGAACCAACGACGTCCGCGCGGAGATCGGCTTCGGGGGCCTCGGGCCGCAGGGCACACCGGCGGAATCCCGGTATCCTGCCCCCGAACTGTCCGCGACGCCGCCCGGCACACCAGCCGACGGGGTCTTCGCGATCGACGGGTGGTCACAGATCAATTTCGCAATGGACACCGAGGCCCGCTTCGCGTACCTGCACCCCGTCGAGAATGGCGGGATCGCGGCGCTATTCGACACGGGCGTCGGGGGGCTGACGGCCAGCATCATAGACACGTTTCGGGTTTGGCACGGTGGCGACATCGATTGGAAAACAGGATACGGTCCGGGGGATTTGACGGCCGCCGCCTTTGTCGGGGGCGTCGGCGCGGGCGCGGCGTTTGAGTCGTTCGAAGATCCCACGACGGATTGGCCGGATCACATTTACACCGACGTATAGGAGCGCACCATGGGACAAGCAGACTGGGCCGTACTCGATAGCGGCCTCGACATCGCCGACCTCAACCGCGGCGTAACGGCTGAAATCGATCGCCCAAATGGCGGCGGCCAGTACGTCTACGGCTTCAACTCGCTGGACGGCACGGTGACCGGCGCGTCCGGGCTTTACGTTATTGACCCGGACTTCGCTCCGACCGGGTCGGGGCTTGCTGTACCGGACGGCGGGTGCTCGGCGCGGTGCGCGATCAAGCGGGTCAGCTCCCCGAGCAACCGGGGCTTTTCGCCGTTCGTTTTTGCGTGCTGCCAGGGCGGGCCGCCGAGCGTCAACGACAAGGCTTACATGCTGGGGCTGTCGAACGCGGACCCCTACGAGATCGTGCTGGCCAAGGGGACGATCCTGGGCGGGCTCAACGACGACGACACCGACATCACGATCCTGGAGCGGTCGTCGGCGCAGTACTCGATGGGCGACGGGCTCTGGCATCACCTCCGCCTCGATGCGATCGTGCAGCCAAACGGCGACGTGCTCCTCCGGGGGTACGAGAACGATTTAAGCGCACACGCGATCGGGACGACGCCCACGTGGAACGAGATCACCGGGTTCACCCCGGGCGGCCTCGTCGATGGTCGGCTCCACATCAACAGCGGATCCGCTCCGCTGTGGGGCGGGTACCTCGGGTTCGCCTTCCAGGTGGCAAACCAGATCAACGCGCGCGGAGCTTTCGACGGCTTCGAGGCGTATCGGAGCCTGTAATGGCGACGGCCTTTGATCGATACCGGGGCGAATCGCAAGGGCGCGTGATCCCGCAGAACGTCGCGGCGGTCGACGGGGCGCGCGTCTTTGTGCTCGGAGCGGACGGACCGACCGAGGCGCAGATCCTGAGCGACGGCGACTATACCCAGATCGCGCAAACGGTCGATCTGACCTCGATCGATCTGGTCGGCGCCAACTTGGAGACGATCGGCGTTTCCATGCAGGATTTTACGTACCCCGTCGGGTTGCAGGTGGAGGCCGACACGATCGCGCTATGGAAAATGGACTACGATTTCAGCGCGGCGGGGATCTCCCCTCCTGGGGCGCTCAACTGGGTGAAGCCCGGGCCCGACCTCGACGGGGAGGGCGATCTTGCTGCGGTGCAGGACACCTACGGCCCCGCGGGATACCGCGGCCTATGTCGTCAAGTGCCGCTTTCCTCAACAACCGCGCGTCTGCGCGGGGAAAACACCCCGGCGATCATTCCGGCGGGCCTAAGCGCCTACACGCTCGACCTGTGGCTCGACTTCGACGCCGACGCTCGGGCGGC